TTGGCCGAGAGGGTTTCGTGGTCGTGCGTGCTGAAACCTTCCAATTCCAAGCCGATTGCCTTTTCGTATCGGAACGATTGCGGCACGAAATTACATCGGCGCATCTTTTGCTCCACTGTCACGCTGTGCGAAATGCGTGCGTCAATGGCCATTGCGTCAATGTGCGGCGTGGTTGGTTTGCGGCGGTATCGCTCCATCGCCTCCGCAAGGTAGGTTCTGATGTTGGGGAACAGTGCGCAAATTTGGCGGCGGTAGGCCTTCGCCTTTGGACTTCGGTCCGCTGGGAAGGCGACGTATCCGAGGTGGTGTCCTTCGGGTGAGTATACGTTTAGCACTTTTGGCTGAGGGAAGAACTCATATCCGCTTTGGCTCAGGGTGTGGGCGCAGATGGCGATGGCCTCGGCCGAGTAGGCTTTTGGCGCGATGGGGAGCGTGAACTTGAGGAGCGTTTTCATGTGTGTCTGTTTTTTGGTTTTGGTTTTCCGGCTGTGCGGGAAAGGTTATATGGCGGGTTCTTGTCCGCGTTTGTATACGGTTACGGATGATCCGGTTGAGGCGTAGGGATTCCACCATCCTTGACGGGCAAGGCGTGTGGCGGTGTGTGAGTGGGCGATTTGTACGCCGGCTTCGTAAGCTTCTAGGCGGCCTTGGTGCGTGCGGCTTTTGTGCTTGGTCGTTTTTGCGGCGTAGCGTATGTGGTGTGTTGTCATATTTTTGTGTTTTGGTTTTCCGGCTGTGCCGGGAAATTAGAAGGCGGAGGCAAGGCCTGCGCCGATTAGGAGGCAAATCAGGATAAAGGCGGCGATGGTTGTGAATTGCTCAACCGGGAACGTTTTGCGTGATGTGTGGTTTTTGTGGTGTCTCATTTTTTTTGTGGTCGCTGTCTGGCCTTTCACTCTGGCGTGTCGGTTGGTGGTAGCGAGCTTATTCTTGGCTTCCTGTGTCATAAAGTGTCCCACGCGGAACACTTGTTGAGACTCGTTCTCAACGCGCACGCGCCTTTTTTCTTGCCTTTAAGCGGATTGGGTTCCTGAGGCGGAGCCGAAAACCCGTTCAATTTGCGCGTGAGATTGGGTACTAGGCTGAAAAGCGTGAATTATAGCCATGACACCACCCACAATTAAGGCTAGGCGGAGCGGAGCGACGACGAAGCCGTGGTACTTATTGGGCTTTAGTACCTATAAAGCGTTATGCACTTTGCGCTTTTGTTAATATGCATCCGAAAGCGGTGTCTATTTGTGGGTTGATTAGCTAGGATATTGATTAATACACAAAGATGGCAGTGGAATTGGGCATTTAGTTACTGGGATAGTGAGTTGCGCTAACTGGAACGAGGTTGTTTTGGTGGGGCCGCTGGTGAGTTTTACTGTTGTTGCGAGGATTGCTGCGCTTGTTGCTGTGTTGCGCGTGGGCTACGTTAGTGGGATAGTTGTGATTGGCGTTATTGTTGTGATCGTTGCTATTGTCGTCGTTGTTTGGGCAGGGCCCGCGCAAGAACTAACGGCCTCAGCCGCGACTAACGGCCTCAGCCGTGAGCACTTATACTTTGGTCAAACCTTAGCCGAATCGCTCAATCTATGGCTCATTCCAGATGACAACCGTCGTGGCGTTGATTCGCGTAAGCGAAAATGGCCTGACGGGAATTTCGGGCATAATTACCGTCGGAACCACCCTTATGACGCGATCTGGTGCCTTGTTTGGCCTGTCTGCCTCAATTGCGCAGCCGAACAGGTCCAAGGAAGGCCCGCCAGACGCCGTTCCTTGCGTTTTAAGACGATTTGAGGCTTTGGAGGTCATTTGCTACCCACAGGGCGTTGAGAGGCGGCATTGGTCAATGTGTTTTTTTCATCTTGCGCGACTGCGTGTGCTATCATTCGTTCTTGTCAGTTGCGGGTAGAGCCGCCACAAAAGTTCACTTTGGGTTGGATATTTCCGACCGAAAAGAAGACCGGACGTGCTGCTCTACCAGCCTCCGGTCTTCTGCTTTTAACCCACCAAAGAAAACGAACTTTTATCACCACAGCGTGCGACACCCACGCTCTAACGCTCTAATGCGACGTGATGCAAATTGCCCTCGGCCATTCTGTGGACTGAGGGAAGAACCACTGAGCGAACACTAAGCTCGGTGACTAGCGCGGCCTTGACGCATTGATAGACCAAGCCGCTTAATAAGGCGTCTCACGACGTGAACTCTCATCTGGAGGCAACTCCAACCTCGGGCAATGGCCAACTAGCGAGGGGATGAGGCGAGGGGGAACTAACACTCATTCCACGGGAGTTACTTCACCAGTTCATTCAGCAATGGGTGAACTGTGCTCAGAGGACGCTAAGCCTATTCTCGGGAGTGTCTTCACTAGGCCACGAATTTCCTCAGCGCATCCATCCGCAATGGATCGAAAAACTGCTTAATCACGAAGTGAAAGCCACTAGAAACTTAGGCCAATGAGAGAAAACTGATTGCCGCAAATCGCCTTAAGGGAGTGATTTAACTGATGCCCCGAAAAAAGTAATTGATGCCCGCAGGAAAATCTGAATGATAGCGGCAGATAGGGACAACAAAACTAAAACATGAAACTCGAATACATCAATAAATTCGCCTCTTGGACTACGGTTAAGGGGCTTTCCGAAGCAGAAGCAAAGCATTCCTTAATGGCAATGAGTGACATTGCCGGGAGCTTGGCTTATTGGCTGCACATTGCAGAGATTAAGCACGACTTCACGGATGGAGAGCACAATCTTCAGCGATTCGCTGAGGCTATTAGCAAATTGGAGGAAACCAAATGAAAACCAAATCCAAGCCTCGCGCCCGCAAGATGTGGGCGAATTACTACGCAGACGGCACGTGCCGTATTCACTCGACTAAAAAAAACGCATGGTCGTGGCGTTGCTTTACCGAGGACAAGTCATCCGTTCCCGCGGCTGTCCCCGTCGCCGTGATCCCACTGGACGACATGGAGGCGCTGGTCGAAAAGGCCAAGACCGCGTTCAACTTGGAGGGCAGTGGGCTATTCACGCCCGCGATGCGCGCCGCCCTCACCGCCATCGGCGTGCTGCCGAGCCAGCGCAAAGGAGGTGCCAAATGAGCGCACAAGGCTACGTGATTATAGGCCTCGCTTTTGCGCTGCTCGCTGGAGTCTTTGCCAAGCGAAAAGACAACCCAATGACCATGGCCTGCGGCTTTGTATCTATCGTCCTCATTCTCGCCGGACCCATGCTTTCCAAACTATGAAGACTCAAGCCCAACAAACCCTGCTGTTCCTCGCTAACTACAACTCGTGGAGACGCGGAGACGAGACACTGGAGATGCCATCGCCCGCTGAAATCGGCGCGACCATTGACGATGCCGTGAACCTGCTACGCAAGTACGACAAGCTAGAGCGCCGCGTTGAGCAGCTTACGATTGCGCTCAAAGATGCAATCAGCACTTACGACCCAGATCGCAAAGAAACGCTCGTGACCGCAGAGCGGCAAGAAGCGTGGATTGCGGCTTTGAAAGGAGATGCCAAATGAGCGCACAAGTCACAGAGGCGCACCGGGGACTTGCTCGGCGCATCATGTTCGAGTTCACGCAAGCCGGAACAGCCACGGCTTCGGACGTGCGGATGGCCGCGCAGATCATCGCCGACAGCGAGGCGAAAGCCGTCGCCGAATGGCAAGACTTCGTTCACTTAAAGGGCGAGGCGATTGATTCGCTGTTGCTGGAGTGTGACCGACTCCGCGCCGAGGTGGAGCGGTTGAAACGCGACTACGACTACGACCATAAGTGCCTGCATGAAGTCCGTGAGCGTTTCGAGTTATGGAAGCAACGCGCCGAACGCGCCGAGCTGAGAATCAAGCAACTGGAGGAATTAAAATGAACGATCTAGAAAGATTTTGGTCAAAGGTGGACAAGTCAGGTGACTGCTGGATTTGGATGGGCGCAAAACCTCGCCTTCCAAGACGGCAATACGGAACATTTACCGTAGCCCGCAAATCGTTTCGAGCTCATCGCTGGATATACCAGCAGCAAAGCGGAAGCGTAGCCGCAAATATAGATGTCTGCCACAAGTGCGACAACCCAGCCTGCGTTCGGCCCGACCATCTGTTTGCGGGAACTAGGTCAGACAATATGTTTGATTGCTCAAGCAAGGGGCGTAACGCGATGCAGAGGCATCCCGAGAAATCCAACTTCAAGATCAACCGCACGCAAGTAGTTGGGGAAGCCCAAGGACACTCAAAACTGACGACCGAATTGGTTGTTCAAATACGTGCGGCATCGGCCAGTGGACAGAGTAGCTCAGAAATCGCTCAAGCGTTTGGAATAAGCGCGGGGCACGCGAGGAAGCTCGTATCGCGTAAAGCATGGAAACACCTCAAATGAAAACATACTCACCGATTCAAGGAATGCATTGCTGCGCAAATGACAGTGGAGGCTACGTTGAGAAAACGGACTACGATGCGGTTCAGGCCGAACTCGCCGGTATCCGCGCTTTGGCAAACCGCCGCAACAAGCGCGATCACTCGCAGGACACGACTCATCAGCTCGTGGCCGCGCTGGACCAAGCTCTCGACATTGCGCAGGCCGAACTCGCCGCCGAGCGGGCGCGGCTGGATTGGCTGGAGTCTAAATGCCCCATTCTTTGGTCGCTTGCAGATCACGCGACAGGCCCATATTGGCTTTTGACGGATTTCCCGGGCTACACAGAAGAAACTGCATCTCAGCATAAGACCGCCCGCGCCGCCATCGACGCGGCCATGAAGGAGGAAACCAAATGAGCACCGACCTCAAAACTGTTTTGCGCGTTTCGGAAGCTGAACTTTTACAACGGGAGATGGACCCCTACTATTGCGGGAGCGTGGTATCCGCGCTTGGTGATCTGCTGGCTGAAAAGGCTGGAATGGGTATCGAGATTGGACTCACAAGCACGAGTTTCGTGGAAGAACTGGAGCGTATTCGCGCTTTCCTCGGGGCCGAATACTACACCGGAAGCATAGATCACAACACGATGGAGCGCATCTATTCGTTTTATCCGCCAAAAATCGCAGCCATGAAGGAGGACCGCGCATGAGCACGCCGACACCACGGACGGACGCAGATTGCTTCTTCCTGACGGATGTGGAGCTTGTTGTTTCTGCGGACTTCGCCCGCACGCTGGAGCGCGAACTCGCCGCCGAGCGCCAGAAAGTGCGCGCACTCACCGCAATCCTCGAAAGCATCTGCGAGGAGTGGGGGCGTAATCACAACACCAATCCCATTGGCGCGGGTCAGCGAATGGAAACTTTGGCCAGCAAGATTCTCGAAAAATTGGATAAAGACTCCGAAAATGCTTGAACAAACAGAAACAATCCGAATGATGAACACGATGAATGATAAAAAAGAAATGCTAGATTGCATCCGCGAGCTACTTGCCCGCTTTCCAGAGCCAGATTGCCACGAGCAATTGGCCGCCGTTGAAGCCGCAAAATCAATCCTACTGAAACATGATTAACATATCTGCAACGATGGAATCCGTGCGATTCCTTTTTGAAAAGCACCTTAAGAAGCTGGATCTTTCTATTCCAGCCACGAAACTTAAAAAGGAAACCGACTACATCTATCGGGCCAAAGTCACCGAGGAGGTGGCTATCAAAGTTAAACGCGAATTGGACCGTGGAGGAATGCTGGCAGAAGTGGCCTCCAGACATGGTATTTCTACCACCACAGCGCACAAAATCAAGCATTGCATGGGTCGTTTTAGCAAACTAGCTACAGCATGAAAACATCAGACACACTAACCAAGATTGCGCCAGCCCTGCTGGCCGCACAGAAAGCAGTGGGGAACGCCAAGAAGCAGGCGACAAACCCGCACTTCAAAAGCAAATACGCCAATCTTGAAGCCGTCATCGAGGCGGTCAAAGATGCGTTGAATGAGAACGGCATTGCAATCATCCAGACGGTGGGTGAAGTCGGTGCCGGGACCATCTGCGTAGGCACCCGCCTGCTGCACGAGAGTGGCGAGTTTATTGAGGACATGGCTTCAGCCCCGCTGTCGAAGCAGGACGCGCAAGGCGTAGGCTCTGCCGTCACCTATCTGCGCCGATATTCCCTAGCTGCCATCTGCTCCATCACGCAGGAAGATGACGACGGGGAATCCGCAAAAGACGCCGGAATCAGCAAGGCGCAACTCGTTGCCATCCAGACCAACGCGGAGAAAAACAAGGAAATGATCGAAAAAGCCTTGAGCTACTTCAAGATTTCCGATTTAACCAAGCTTAGTCAGTCGCAAGCCAACATCATCATCAACAAACTAAACTAACATGATCACAGTAAAAATCGACGTTACGAAAATCGACAAGAATTTGCTCTACAAGGGCGCTAAAGGCACTTATCTCGATGTAGTGCTTTTCGAGACCCCTGACGACAAATTTGGCAACGACTATCGGGTTGTTCAAGGTGTGACCAAGGAAGCCCGCGCCGCTGGCGTTAAGGGCGCAATCCTTGGCAATGGCAAGGTTATTGGCGGGAATGCCAAGCCCGCCTTTAACAAGCCGGAAGCGAAGCCAGAAGTTAAGGGCGAAGACGTTCCGTTCTGATGCAGTTTTGGCGGGGCCAAGTGACGGGCGGCACTATATCCGCCCATTTTTCTCCTCAACAAAAACAAACATGAAAGACCAAATAAATGAACTCATCGCAGCAATCTTCATCCTCGTCTCAACATTTTTCATCGCAGCAATCCTGTATTTCTCGATTGGCTGATATGTCGAATGAGCGCAATAGATCTGATTGCCTCATCTCTGAACTTAGGTTCTTGGCATCAATGATGCGACACGACGGAGTGTTGCACAACAACATCGAAATGATAACCTCAAAAGCAGACGCCCACATGAAGCGTCGCTGGGCGCAGATTGAGCAATCTGAAATTAAATGAACGGAAAAGGTGACAGTCCACGCAATTTAGGCCCGAAATATCGGGAAAACTACGATAGCATATTCAGAAAAAACACACACAATGAGCCACTGGTACACGAAAAACGGACAAGCAATGCACAAGGTTCCCGGCAAGACGGTTGCCGAGCGGGACACGACAATCACGGATGCCCGCAAGATGGGCCTCCTTCCTTCTGTGAGCGGGATCACAAAGGTTTGGGCCAATCCCGGCCTTGATAGGTGGAAGCAAAATGCGACAATTGACGCTACGTTAAACTATTGCCGCGACGACTGGACGGGCGATTGGTCTAAAGTTAAGGCGTCTGAAGACGATCACTTCTATGGAGAAGTGAGAGCTAGAGCCGATGCCAGCATGAATGCTGCATCCCATCTGGGCGTCAAGATTCACGCAGCAATCGAAGCGAGTCTGACAAATTCCACTTGGTTTCCAAACGAGGAGGTTCAACTCTGGGATGGACGATGGGTGGAAATGCGTGAGTTGGTTAATCCCGCGTTGGACAAGCTCCGTGAACTTAGCATCACTACAGTTGAGAGTGAGAAGATTATCACTTGCTTGCCCCACGGTTACGCTGGCCAGATGGATATGGCTTTCACGCAGGGCGAGATTGCTGGCGTCCTCGACTTCAAGAGCACGAAGACTAAGCCGGGGAAAAAAATCGACGTACGCCAAGGGCAATCCATGCAGATTGCGGCCTACCACTATGCCTATTGGGGCGTGGCCGATAAGCCTCATTTCACGCCCAATCATAAGGGCATCAATCTCTACATCAGCACGACGGAGATTGGCCGCGTTGATGTCGTCACCTACGAGCACGATGAGCTTGCAAAGCAGTGGGAGGGGTTTCTCGCCTGCCTGACGCTTTGGCGCTTGCAGAACAACTACGACCCCCGCACGAAGGAGGTCGTATGAACAGAGAACTCCCACGCTCCGAGGAAGCCGAGCGCAACGTCATTAGCTGCGTCCTGCTCGACGGTGCCTCAGCACTCGTCACCGCACTAGACTCCAAAATCACGGAGGAATGCTTCTTTGAACCCAAGAATGCCAAGCTCTGGCGGGCAATCATCTGGAATCACAATCATGGCAGACCAATTGAAACGGCGATCATCATCGACGAACTCCGCAAAGTTGACAAGTTGGAGTCAATCGGCGTTGACCACATCATCAGTGTTTCCGGTAGTATTCCCACTACGGCTGGTTACGCCCATTGGATTGAGCAAGTCCGCGAAACATACGTCCTCCGCGAACTCATCAAGTGCGCGAACGAAGTCCGTGACTGCGCCTACGGGTACAAGGGTAATGTCGAAGACTTCGTGGCAGCGACGTCCCGCATTTTGGCCATTAGGCATAACAGCCAAAAGCAGGAGACGCTTTCTTCTGCCGCTACGGATGTGTTTAGTCTTTGCCAGCGCATCCTTGCTGGAGAGGACACGGAAGTGGACAGGGGTCTTTCTTGGCCTTGGGCAGACTGGAACAAGCGATTCGGGCCAGCGCAGCCGGGAGAGCTAATTGTCATCGCTGCACGCCCCGGTAGAGGCAAATCTAGCGCCGGGAGGCAGATAGCATGGCACTGGAGCCAGAATGTTGGAGATGTGCTCTTATTCTCGCGGGAAATGCCTGTCTGTGGCCTTCCACAGTTGTTTGCCCAAAGCCTGAGCGGACAAAGCTGGCGGGAGTTTCGCCGGAACGAACTGGCCAAGGACAACTCGGATAAGTTCCTTGCATCCATCAAGGACGTTCAGGCGAACAAGCGTTTGCACATCTACGACCGGGACCGGACGCTGGCTCAGGTGACGGCGCGCATCAAGGCATTCCATCAGATAAAGCCAATCAAGGGCATCGTAGTTGACTACCTCCAGAGGTATGATCCACAGCAGGAGCGCGGGGAAACCCGTGACGTGGCAATTGGTCGGATGACAATGGCCCTTAAGGACGCTGCCATTGAGTGCGGCATCCCCATCGTTCTTCTCGCTCAGTTGTCCCGTGGCGTTGAGCGTGAGAATCGTGAGCCAATGCTGAGTGACCTGCGCGAGTCAGGTAATATCGAGCAAGACAGCGACCGCGTTATTTTCCTTGACGCTCCTACAGTTACGCCAGATGGTACTGAGCAGGATTTGAACGATGGACAGGCAAGACGCATCTTTGTACACGCCATCCAAGCCAAGGGGCGCGGTGAGGGTCAGGACAGGGTGCCAATGATGTTCAATCGTCCAATCACCACGTTTGAGTCAATTGTTCCTTCATAATTCAATTGCCTGCCTGCGCTGAATGTCGGGTTCATCCGTGTAAGCAGAAATGCTTCTAGGCGCAGATGGGCTTACGCGGGGGATCGTCTAATAAAGATTTCGCCTGAAGGCGAAGATGCAGGCCAATCCTGCTCCCCCGTTTCAATTTTGTTACTAATCCATCCCGCATAAACACAAATGAAAACCAATCGTAAACTAGAACAGCTTGAAGAAACCCTCATGGAAGCCTTCGTTGAGGACATTGGCGGAAGCCAAGATCCCGTTGACCAATTCAAGGCCATTGAACGCTATGCCAAGTTCGTGGAAGCACGGGCCGCACGCATCAACTCTGAGCTTTGCGAGGACTAGACAATGGTCACCAACGTAGGTGGACTCAGGTTCCACGTTGATTCAACCAGCAAGGCGGATGTTGCCTTTTACAGTGTAGAGTTCAAGGATACCAACGGAGAATGCAACTGCCGCGACTTCGTTGTCAGATGTAAACCAGCCTACCGTGAGCGCAAAGCTACGGTAGAATACTCAGAACCAGAAAGAACACGATGCAAACACATAAACCAAGTGCTACTCTTCATCGCAAACAAAGCCATTTGCGGATGCGTTAAATGACAAACGCGGCCACTATTAAGGGGATTGAGGACAGATGCCGTCAGGCTGGCCAAATGGGCTTTAAGCTGGCTCTATGGCCCCTTGACGGCGGGTTCTGCTGGCAATGGAAGCACCCTAACGGGATGACCGGCGAGGTCTACTCAACTGACGCCACCCAGAATGGTGTTGCTCTCTGGCTTGCTTCGCTTAACGTCTATTGATGCCAAATGACAGCGCCAAACCCCATTGTGGAGGTCTTTGGACTACCGCAAGAAAGCATAGTTTTATTGTCTCTGCACTACGCAGAGCCAGCAGCAGATGGGCACCCAAATACGCCTGCAAGAAGGCAGCGCGCATTGCTAGGAACTCCTACAGATGTGCCTCATGTGCCCAAGCTTTTGGCAACTCAGACATTCACATTGACCACATCATCCCTGTCGTTGACCCAGCCACTGGGTTTACAACATGGGACCAATTCATTGCTCGTCTGTTTGTGGAAATCGACGGTTTTCGAGCCGTTTGCACGACTTGCCATGCCGAAATTACAGCTAAACAGCGGGAAATCCGCACCCAAAGGCTAGCCAATGAAAAAGTTCCAAATCGTAAGTGATGTACATGGCGACCTGAAGGACGAGCGGGCTTGCAACGCCGCCATTGCCTTCTCCAACAGCTTCAACCCAGACATTCGCATCATTGCTGGGGATCTCTGGGACTTCTCAGCCATCCGAGCAGGAGCCAGCGAAGATGAACGCGCCTTGTCCATGCGGGACGACTTTGATTCCGGTTGTGAGTTTGCCGACAGCTTCTTTGGGCAAGTCTCTGAGAATGTCCTGATGCTTGGAAATCACGATATCCGCGCCTACGATTTGCGGGAAAGCAAGGATGCCGTAAAGAGCGACTTGGGCCATCGCATGGTGAAGGATATCAAGATGCTCGCCTTCCGGCACAACGCCAAGCTCATCGACTACGACGCACGGGAAGGCATCTACGAACTTGGCAATCTCAACGTAGTTCACGGCTTCCACGCGGGTATGTCAGCCTGCGCCGCCCATGCCCGCATTTACGGCAATGTGGTCTTTGGTCACATCCACTCCATCGAGAGCTTCCAAACGCCGGGAATCAAGCAGAAGGAGGCTCGCAGCATTGGTTGCCTATGCGACCTCAACCCCAAATACGTCAATCGCAAGACTGGCAAGCTACGCTGGTCCCACGGCTGGGCCTATGGCTGGCTACACGACGACGGCACCTACGCCATCTTTCAAGCCAGAGGAGTGAACGGCAAATTCTACGCACCCACAGACGTCAAAGAATACTAATATGAATCCTTGGGAGGAAATGGACAAGCTGGTCAAGGTAGCTCAAGAGCCTATCGGACCAGAATGGTTTACGAGAAAACAATTCATGGCCCGCTACAACATGGGTAAAACCGCCGCCCATGACCGCATCCAGAAGATGGTGGATGGCGGCCTGCTTGAAGAATGGACCGGAGTAATCAACAACAAAGCTATTGGCAAAAAATGGAAACTGAAATGAGAACACAAACCAACCTAGACAACATTGCGACCATCATTCAGATTGGTCATGTAAGCAAACACACCAGCGATCAAATTGCCGCTGATGTGCTTGTATACGTCGCGGACTACATGAAGGAAGTGCCAATTGGTTTTGAACCGACCGATTAACGTGACATCTCAAGAGAATCATCTCTGGAGGTTGAAGCCTCTGGTTACGGGTGTTATGCGCATCTTTGACCTTGGCGAGATAGATCAAGCGTTAATCTCAACAGAGGTGAACCGGGCGAGATTCACAGTCATTGGCAAAGCTGTTCACCCAATCACTGAAGAGCAAGTGGTGCTCTGTGAGT